ATCAAGAACTCCTTTAAAAGTATAGTCTTCAACAAAGAATCCAGGAGGGAATATATTTAAAGGTGGTCGATTTTCCTTAATGGCTGCTTCTTCATCATAACCAGATCTCATCAAAGTTACTACACCACCATCTTTTTTCACATATCCATATGGACCATAAATGGGATTGCCATCATATGCCCAACCAATAATAGGAGAATGATTTTCTGAAGGAGTTTCTATTCCATTAACCTTTCTTAAATCAGGCTCTCCATATATTGATTTTCCTTCTTGGTTTTGAGCATAGACAGATTCTCTAAGTTTTCTAGGTGCATATAAATGAACATATTGCAATCCATAGTCTTTATTCAACCCATCTACAGCAAATCCATCATCATCTACAATTTGTTGAGTTTGGTAATATTTTTCAAATAAATTAATTGACCATTTCTGAATGTTAGGTCTTAATTGAGCTTGAGACCCAGCAGCAATAACATTAACAGCAGTTTCTGGGCCATATCCAGTTCCTTTCTGAATAACCTTAACTTCATCTAATACATGAGTTACACTAGTTCCTATACCTACAGCAGATTCATTTCCATTAAGATCAAGAACTCTAGTAATTGGAACTAAAACAGCCCCACGTCCATCTCCAATAATACTTAAATCAGGATTAGAAATATAATCTTTACCTTTATTCTCAACTATAACTTCAATAATAGATCCATTTTGATCAATAACTGGTTTTAATTGAGCATTAACTCCAGATGATAAAACTAAATCTGGCTCTCTGTTAAAATTAATAACATTAGATGATCCATATCCAACACCATTATCAGTAATGTTTATTGAAGTTATTTCACCTCTAAAAATAGGTTGAATTTTTGCTTGGAAAGTCTCTCCACCAATTGAAGATATTCCAACTCCGCCAACTAGAGAAACAGTAATATCTTGATAATTAAAAATATGAGTTCCTACACCAATACTTGTAAACTCTCTATATTGATCTGTTTTATAGTAAAAATCTTGACTAGTAGTTCCTACCCCAACACTAGACAATCTAAAACTATCATCATCTACTTTAGTAACATAAAAATCAGTAGAAGTAGTTAAACCAGCAACTGGAGTTCCATTACAGGTATATTTGATAATTTCTCCAGAGTTATAACCATGATTTGTAATATTAACAGTGTTTAAAGATGTATTAATCCCTGCTGGGGTAATTTCCAACTTTTTATTAGAATATCCAGATCCACTATCAACTACATTAATAGATTCAATGATTGATTTCTTATTATAAGATTGTAAATATTGTTTTCCAATTCCACGAGCAGTTAAAGTAACTGTATTAATACCTGCAAGTGCTCCTGCTTCTCCAGTATGCAATCTTACAGCAGTTCCACCTGTTCCTACTAAAGAAACCCAATAAGTTGCACTTGTAGTTAATCCAGTTACAACATCTTGATTATCTGTAACGTAAATAACTTGTTCAGCATTTCTAAATTTATGGAATGTTGTAAATCCAATAGTAGAACCTAAAGTTCCAGTAGTTCCTAAACCAACTAAAGGTGATGATGCATTAAAAGCAGATTGGTGTGTTGTCTGCTCCATATTGACGGTAGCCCGTGCACCAGATCCATTACCACCAGAAATTTTTATTGTAGGTGGAGATGGATAGTCATAACCAGGGTCTGTTATTCTAATTTCTTTTAATTCACCACTAACAGCAACATTTCCAGTAGCACCAGTTCCAACATTATCACTAATCCTTAAAATTGGGGGATTAACTACATCATAATCTTTTCCAGGAGCAAGAACATCAATACTTTCTAATTTTCCATAATAAACTTGGTCATATGATTTATAATTTAAAATTTCTACACCATTAATAAAAATACCAGTTCTACCAGGATGAGTAGTATATACCGTTCCTGAATTTTCTGGAGGAAGAAGTTCTCTTAAGAGTTTTTGAGATTGTAAAGTTTTACCATGAAGTTTATAAGGGGCTACCTTATTATCTGTTGCAAAACCAGTATTCGTAGTAAGATATTTTCCATTACCAAGATCAGTTCTACTTTTTGCAAACTTTACTGTAGTTTCATTTACTCTTTCAACAAAATAAAGACCTTCATCATCTACTGTTCCCTCAAACAATCCAGATCTTACAACAAAATTATCAATTGAAGTTCCACTGGTGGGGTCAACAAAAGGATCATTAACTATCTGTGGTGTATAATAAACAGCATCACCAGTATAGAATCCATGATCCTGAATAGGAACCCCTGCAGGGGTCTTAGTAGAAGGGGTTACTATCTTAAAGGTATCACCACTAAAGGTTCCAGAAAATTGAATAGTTCCATTATTAACTCCAAGTGACTGAGAACCATATGTAGGAATAGAAGAAGATGAAACTAAAGTTTTATCTTCTTTAGCATCCTTATATAAATTTTGAATATTTGTAGAATATATGTCTGCATTAGGGAAATTAATCGCATGTGTTTTTAATATATTCCTTTTAATCGTATAAGTTAAATCAGTATTAATCTCACCTTGACCTTTTATAATAAAAGATTTAGAAGATGTTAATTGTGTAATATTAGAAACTGGTAATTCACGGCCATCACTACCAATAAGTACAGCAACTGCTTTATCTCCAACTTTAAAATCATGTTCTACATTTAAACTAATTTCATATGTCCAATCAGAAGTATCTTTAAGAACTATCGTTTTTACTTTATATGTTGGCGCAACATTATAAAACCATTTCTTAGCTCTAAATCCAGTATCTTTAACACCTAATGTTTTAATTTTTACAGTATCACCAGATCCATAAAGATGGTTTTTACTATTATACTTAAGATGATTAAGAACAGATGTAATCCTAACTTCTACTATTTCATCCGAATCTTTATTGGATTGACCATATGCAAAAGTATTAACACCAACAGTTGTAGTATCTGCTATTGTTTTACCAATTCCAGATAATCCAAAGAACTGAGTTAAATTTTTAGATGTATATGAAGTAATTCCAATCGTATTATCAACATATCTAAATTGCAATTCTCCATTCGTAGTAAATCCTACAGTAGAATCTACATCAATAACAGTTGCTCCTGCACCTACCTCACCAATAATCTGAGTTTTTGGATGAACAGCAAAAGCACCATATGTAGAACCCTCTACCCTACTATCTCTATTATAACCAGCATCCATGCTAAGTTTATAGAAAGTAGTTCCTGTACTTACCTGAATGCTTTCTATATGAGTTATAGGAGCATATGCTTTACCAATTTCAGCATCATAAGTGTTTTGATATAAAGTTGATAATTCCAAATCCATTGGATCACCAACTATCGGTTCAATTACTAAATCATTAGTGATTTTGTAATTAGCATTAGAAGGTGTAAAAAGGAATTGAGAAGGTCTAATTACCTTTACATTTTCATCATATAAAGCTTTAAATAATATTTCAAATCCTCTATCAGTTCCCTTACTCAAATAAAAGTCTTTTGCTTGTTTAACAAAGACATTTTGATTCAAATTAGAAGTAAGTGTTCTTCCTTCTAATCCTGGTGTAAGTTGATGTTTAGTTTTAACTAAAAATTCTTTAAGGAATAAAGAACTTAAATTTTGTATAGAATCTCCCTTATCATGTTCCGCCGCAGTACTTGTTTCAAAAACTAGTTCTTCAGGATTACTTAGACTCCTATAAGAAGTAACTCCAACAAACCCTCTAACACATCCAGTGAAAGCAAAAGTAGTAATTCCTGTATAAGTTATTATTTCATCATTAATTTTCAATAATCCATAGGAAGATGGAAACCCATCTGTTCCTGTTGGATAATTTTGCATATCAACAGATATTGTTTCACTACTAATCCCAACAGAAGCACCTAATCCAACCGAGGAGGTAAGATTAGTGGTCTTATCAACTTTAATATATTCATCAATATTTTGAACAAGGTCAATTGGCCCACCTTGATATTCTTGACCTTGATAATATGACTTTAAAAACTCAGCAACTAATGGATAATCCGACTGCACATACAGTGGCAGTTGATTCTGAACTACGTTGTTAAACTGGATTCTCTTTTCTGACATTTTATAATTTTTCTACTTAGTAGGATGAACCAGAAGTTGATGGAACCGCTGCAGCAGCAGGGGTGACTGAATTATCATTACGACCACCTGCACGAACTAAATTACCATTTGAGTAACTTGATGATGTAATATAATTTGACCCTGAAGGATCAAGACCAGAAGCAATTTCATCAACCACTGTTTCAAACGTACTGTTACTAATATCTAGTTGCAAATAAAGATCCTGTAATCCAATAATATCATTTGAGGAAGGAGTGGCAGAAATTTCAATAATTGTCTGACCATCCTTCTGCATTCCACTTTGAATATTAACTGGGTTTAAAGTAACTATTCCCTTGATATAATTTATGGTTCCTACATTCCTTCTTACAATTGTAGGGCTTTGAGATGCTATAGAGGGGAGAGTGAAGAAAAATAATGATCCATTTGTTCTATTTGTATTAGGAATATCAGAAACATAGACATCTTCACTAATTCCTGCAATTCTAAAGGCAGAAGATTTAATATTATAACCACTCATACTCTTAAGATGGAATTGATTACCAAAACCAATAGAATATTCTGCAAAAGCATTTAATACCACCCTCAAATCTCTTCTCATGTCAATGGTGGTAATATTAGAGGTAATTGACTCATGACTATTATCAACTATTGATAAAAACTTACTATATTTGAATCTAGCACCATACTTATTCATCTCAGATGATTCTGCATACTTATTTGCATTGTTTTGAACCAAACCCGACACAAATGCTGCATTAGGTGCCAAATTAGTGTTATAATAGATCTTAGTATGAGCTTCAATAAAGAGATACTTCAAATCAAGGATTTCTGGAACAATTCCAGCAACCGCATATTTCTTTAATTTGAGTTTTATCTGTTCTTTGATCAAATTGGGTAAAAAATCACCACTTTTGGGTTTTATACTCACAAAAACCTTTCCATATTGAGGAGGAACCAAATCTTCACCTCCAAAAACAGAAATTGACTCCGTTTCGGGGTAAATTCTTGCTGGAATCAAGGATTCGTAGTCATTTGAGGTAATTGCTCTGTTTTGAGATGCATAAATGCGTGGAGCAAACTTTCTAACAGATTCTACTGACTCAATAGACTCTCCACCTGAAGAAGTAATGCCTGTTGTTACCAAAGAGATGCCAGAAGCAACAGTATAAGTCTGAGCATTACGGGTATATTGAATTCTGCCTGAAAAATTGAACGAACTTATACCATTTGCAGCATCTCCACTTGATGCAATGTAATCTACAGTAATAAAATTACCATCTTCCAGTT